TGCGCTTATCGTGTGCAACGACTACAAGAACGACACACATCCCGTCCAGACGAGAGAATGGATGGAGAAGATTTTTTCTGACTGCGCAAGCACAGTGGACGTTGTTGTTGACGAGGAGGCAACTTGCCAGAAGGTTCTTGAAATGATGGAGAAGGGCGTGAAGTACAAGACATTCTTCTTCTACATTTTCTGCCATGGTGGAACAAGAAGCCTGTTCTTGAACAGGAGAACGCTTATGGCAAAGGACATCTGGAAGGTTCTTGCGAAGTCAGAGGGAAGGATAGTTGGCATATTTGATTCATGCTATTCTGGCTCAATGCTTGAAGACCCAAATGGCGTGATAAGGGATTTGGACGATGAAGACGATGGCACGAACATCGCAGACGCAATAGTTGAGCTGTTCAAGGAAAACGAGTTCAAGTCCCGCGAGAATGGAGAAGTTGAATCCATTCCAAAGACCAGATTGAGGTTGTATTCCGCTGCAAGTCCAGACACCCAATCTCTCTACATTCCAAAGCAGTATTCCCTCTTCACAAAGGCACTCAACAAGGTGTATGCCGAGACAGACGACAAGACAACATCGTATAGGGAATTTGACGAGAAGTTGGTGAAGGATGGAACGTTGCATGTTCTGAACAATCCCCACTACGAATGGATAATCCCACAAGTTGCCACGTACGGCGACGACTTCTCTTCGTATCCAAGATTTAGATAAGGGCGAGTTCTCGATATTGGCACTGGGTGCGGTCTGCAAAACCGCAATAATGTGGGTCCGATTCCCACCTCGCTCTCCAAATGGCTTGCAAGATGGTTGGGCAATTCCATGGATGCGCATTGAACCTGGTGGTTAGTCCTCATTAAGGTTGAGCAGTGGTTCGATTCCCCCACGATGTGTATCTGAATATTGCCAAGCGATTTTTCAATGGCTCTGTAGACAAACTGGATATAGTCACCTGCCTCTCACGCAGGAATCTTCTGGGTCCGAGTCCCAGCAGAGCTGCCAATTTACTGGCTCCATCGTCTATCGGCTAGGACAGTGGCTTTTCATGCCATTAAGAGGAGTTCGACTCTCCTTGGAGCTGCCAACTCCCAGTAACTCAGTTGGACAGAGTAGCGGTTTCCTAAACCGCAAGTCGGAGGTCCGAACCCTCTCTGGGAGACCACTTTACACGAAGGGAAAGATGTTGTATAATTGGAGTATTGAACTTTGACAAATGGTTGATTGGATTTCCCCTTTCATGGGGGAAGAACCTCACTTGACGAGAATCCGGACCGGAAGGGAGTTGTCAAGAGTCAGTTTCCAGACAATGGGAACAAGCATGGACTGGGAGTCCCATGCGCCCTGAAAGGGGGTTTTGAGAAATTGAGAACCAGATGGGGAGTTAAACCCAGTATGCTTAATGCTTCAACGGCAGCCTTACATCGTGAAAGGAATTCAAAACACTCAGTCCTTCAATGCTAGACGTGGGACACTATGCTTAACGATGAGTAGACAACTGAGAGTCATGCTGACAACGAAGGTGCATACCCGAAAGAAAGGATACCCTGTGAAGTGAAACACATTAACGACCCATCAATGGGCATACCAGATGGAGTGGTGTGTGGAACGGAGGATTCAGATAAATGGGATAAAAATGAACGCTCATGAGTTGAATAGCCGTGGGATGTCCCACGGAGCCTGCCCTGGGGAGTTGGGTAAACCAACTTGAGGTATCGCGCAGGTCCCAGTCGGATGGTTCTCTTATATATAGTACCCAACCTAATTGGCTATGGCGTTCCCTCTATTGTGGAACTGCCATAAGGGGTGTTGCGTGTATAGGTTGCCAAGACATGAGACGCGACTTGTGCCAATCCTGCACAATGGGCGGTTCCTCTAACGGGAGCGGTATGTCCACCAGAGATTCAGCTGGTTCTGGTCACGAAGGGCATAATGGATTTTCAATTTCTAAAAACCGAGACTCGCCTAACCTGGTCATGGCACTGCACTTGGGCTGCAGCATAATCTCAGTTCAAATCTGAGGTCTCGGACCATTTTGTCACGAATTCTCTTTGTCCTCTATTCTCTCCCGGCGAGTAGCAAACGAGGAGGCTTGACGGCAAGCCTGAAGACGAAGTATGGTCACGTTGGAGGCACTAAAAAAGCCAGTGCGTAAAACTTCCGGAAGACGTTGCCAACCTCTCACCGAGTAGTCTGCGAGTCCATGACGTTCAAGGCTCATAACCCTGCGCAACAGGAACGCCGTATCCATTTTTGGCTGAGATAGATTATGCGAAGGGGAACTTCAAAACAGCGTCTCAGTCTCGTCTTTGAAGACGATAGGGTATTAGGCCGTTCCCAACCTTTCTGCGAGAAGGATGTCATTCAGCAGAGGGTTGATTTGCCTACCCCGACAACTTGGCGGCAACTTGGTCATGAACATGCCCGCAAGCAACCCTCGCCTTATTTCATTTTTGGAAGCGTAACCCTAAAAGGAAGGGAGTGACCTCGAAAGTCACGAGTAGCGAGGGAAACTTCGCGTGGGTTTGCAAGACACCCCGCTTCCGCCAAAGATTTATATGGAGGCGTAAGCCTAAAAGCAAGGCAGCGGCTTTGAACACCGCCAGTAGCGTTTAACAGCGTGTGGGGTTGCAAGATCCTCCGCCTCCGCCATTTCATTGGAGTTGTAATCCTAATCAGGTAAGGAAATTGTTTGCTAAACAATTAGTAGGGGTGTCAAAGTCCCGTGGTGGTTCAAATCCACCCAACTCCGCCAAAATTTCATGGAGAGGTGCTGGAATTGGCAAACAGGCTTCGCTGGAAACGAAGCGGGTTAATAGCCCACGCACGGTCGGAACGTGTCCTCTCCGCCATTTAGATGTTGGTTGTAGTTCAGTTTGGTAGAACGGGTGATTGTGATTCATCAAGTCAGCGGTCCGAATCCGCTCAACCAACCCAACGTTTCCTCGCCCAATTTGGTTAGGGCATCTCCTTCACATGGAGAGGGTTCTGGGTTCGAGTCCCAGGGAAACGACCATTTCAATTCCCACATGGCGTAATGGTTAGCGCATCACCTTGACATGGTGATGGTTAGTGGTTCGAGTCCACTTGTGGGAACCATTTGCTTCATCAAGTATAATTGAACGTACAACAGGAAAGGAATCCCAACAATGGGCGACATAGGACTGCTTGAGAAGATACGCACATACGATAAGAAGTGGTGCTATCAGTACCAGAAACGGCTTGACACCTTGAAGGAAGACATGGAACTTCATGGATGGAGCAGCGAAGACGATTTGAAAAGCATCTCGCTTGACGATTTTGAATTCTGTCCAATAACGTCAAAGGAAGAGAAGGCCGAGGCTACGAAATTCATACAGAGATACGAGTGGCTTGGAACAGTTGGGAACTATCCAACCCACTGGTTCACCGCGAGGTACAAGGGAATTCTTGGTGGAGTTGTGATAATGGGGATGCCAAACGCATTCTCAAAGTTGCTTGGGGAGAATACGAAGGACATTGAGCGGCTTCTGATGAGGGGTGCTTCGGCAAGTTGGTGTCCATTCAACCTTGGTTCCAAGTTCGTGATGTGGTGCATCAAGTGGATGGTGATGAACACGCAGTACAGGTTGTTCACATGCTATTCGGATCCACAGGCGAAGGAGATTGGAAGCATCTACCAGGGACTCAACTTCTACTATCTTGGTCAAGGTCATGGAACTTCAATCAGATGCGTGAACCCATACAATCCAAAGGTGATGATTTCTGACAGGGCTTTCAGGGCAAGATCAATGTACAAGAGATACGCGAAGGATCTTGGGATAGTCTGGCAGAAGAACTGGAACGATGACCAGAAGATGCTGTGGGAGAACATTCCGGACGATGTTGAGCAGAAGCTGAGGGATTATTCCAAGAAGATGTACAAGGAGGCGAAGAAGATTGAGTTCCCGAGCAAGCACAAGTACGCATTCGTGCTTGGAAGGGACAGAAGGGAAACGAACGCACTGAGGAAGAAGTTCCTTGAACTCAACAAGACATATCCTTATCCAAAGCGAGTTGATTCTGGTTTACATGCTGGAGAGAATGTTGTATAATTTATTCGTTGACCTTTGATAATTGAACGATTTTTCTGGGGAGATTGAACCACTCCCTTTGGCGATGCCAGAAGTTTGGTGAAATTTCATCAGACATGGTTCTAGTTGATTTATGGGCCCATCGTTCATCGGCTAGGACATTGGACTGTCGATCCAATGAGGAGGGTTCGATTCCCTCTGGGCCCGCCATTTGGTTCAGTGCCAAAACACTGAACGAAAAAAGCCCGACGGAATCATGACGGGTCAAACTCAGAAAGGTCAGCTACCACATGAGTCGGTTTTTGGTTTGTTCAAGTGCTCTGCTAGACTAGCCCGGCTGTTCTGTTGCAACAGAACATTTAAGAGACTGCATAACGGGAGTAGCAACACTATTGGTTTGCGTTCTAAGGCGCAAAGCAACCGCAATGGACAGTTCTGCGAAAAACAAACTTGTGATTTTAGGTTGCATATGCGACCTTGACGCGAATGGATGCGATGTGAAAAGTCTAAAACGTATGTTAGAATCGTCACTTGCCCTTGGTTCGATTCCAAGGAGCGTCATCTTCCTTTCAAAGATGTTCCATGGGATAATAGCAGTCCGGCACCCTTTGAAGGTGTAAGGTCTTGGTGCAAATCCAAGTGGAACAACCAAATTGCTCCTTAATATAATTGGTAGTATACTTGACTCTGACTCAAGGAGAATTGGTTCGAACCCAGTAGGAGCAACCAATTTAGGAATCACGCGCACGATGGGTGGGTGTCCCATCCGCCAACGGGTTGACGCAAGCGACGGCTGGAGTGGTTCGAGTCCACCGCCTGGTTCCTTTTCAATTTCATGCATCCGTGGGACATCAGCCGTCCGTCAGCCTTCCAAGCTGAAGTAGGCCAGGGCAGCACTGGTCGGATGCTCCATTTTCAATGCCAAGGTCGCTCCTTGGTAGAATGCCGTTCGGCGGTGAGTCCGCTTGTGTCCATCAAGCAGAATGTGGATTTTGACGTCAGGTTCGCATTTCAAGTTGATGGTAATGGGGGTAAGAGTCCTCGAATCTCACGCCAATTTAATGCGAACGTGGTACATCAGCAGTACACCAATCTGCCAGGTTGGATTAAGTGGGGGCAGCACCCATCGTTCGCTCCAATTTTCAAGTTCCCAATCCTTGTGGGATTCTGGTTGGGTTGCCTGTGTGGCGTAAAACAAATCTCAAGAATCCTGAACGTTTCCAACGATGGTTCTTGAGTACATTCTTGTGGATAATTGAGTGAAGTCTATGGCTTGTCTGGTCAAACTCAAACGACTGAACATCCATAGTCCTCGAATGGAAAAGGCTCTTGAGTTGGAAACTTCCACTTTACAACACCACGTCAATGACGTATAATTAAGTAGTGTTGTTCTTTGAGAATTGAGTTTGTTGCAACAAGCGCAGACTGGTGAGTCCGTATTTCATATAGGGTTGGTGGGAAGATCGATTCCGGCACTGACGAAGGGTAGCACCCAAAATACGAAACTCCATATCCATTGAGTCTCCATTGGAAAAACAAAGGGAGTGAGCATTGGAAGTAGTTGCCAGTTGCGTCCCACGATGACGATGCGATAATCACCTGAGGAGGGAAACGATGCCATCATTCAGTGGGTTGGTGGGTAGGAAGAAGAATGGGCCGCGCCACCGTAAAACGGGTCCACCATTTAAGGTTGTTTGCGAAAGCGAACACTTGTTTGCGAAAGCGAACACACCATTTCAATGCGCGTCTGTCACATGAAGATTAGACACGAATAGTTCAAAAAGGCAAGAATACCTCTAGAAGTGGGGGAGACCGTGGTTCGAATCCCGACGTGTTGATTGAAGTCAATTGTGGGATATCACAGACGCCATATGCAAGCCAACAGGACGTAGACTAATCGACCGTTGGTGAAGTCCCAAGAACGTGTTGGGCTGAGCTGGGGTGAACATCTGACCCAGGGAGCAGCGTAGCCTACTGCGTGTATCGCCATCCCCGAGGTGGATGCCGAACGAGAAACATCAAAAGCCCTTTGTGGGTCTTCGGTTGGGGAGAACGCAGGTGACCCCGGAAAAGCAAATCCTGCCCAATTTGCGCAAAAACTCGTTGATGGCGCATGTCCCTAACAAGGCATCTTAATGTGTTGGCCGTGCATGGCATAATCCCTGGGATGAACAAATCTTGCCACTGTGAAAACTGCCATTTCAACGAGAACCTTTTGAAAAAGCCGAGCGTACAGGCCCGGCCTTATAAGCCGGAGAACCTTAGTTGGTTGTTGCGATTACTTCAAACGCTGGTTCAAATCCAGCCGCTCGGACCAACTTCAATGTACCCAAACTCATGGCTGCAACCAACAGAACTTGGGTACAAATTTTCGTATAATTGTAAATAGATGTGAAGTCATTGCAGTGACTTCGTAAATCTAAAGGTAAAACAATGAACTATCAAAAAATATATGACCAGTTGGTTTAGAAGAACCACATCTTCTCCAATGGAGAGTATTTTGAGACGCATCATAAAATCCCGTTGTCATTGGGTGGAAGTGATGAAAAGTCTAACCTCGTAAATCTAACCGCGAGAGAACATTACATAGCACATTTACTGCTTGTAAAAATCACTGAACAAAGTGATGATAAATCTGCTCATGGAAAGATGCTCTATGCGTTCAACTGCATGAAATGGGGTAGGTGCAAAGGCAAACGCTCGTTCAAGTTCAACTCAAGGTTATATCAGAAAGTGAAACATCAGTTTTCCGAACTTAGAAGTAATCTGATGAAAACCAATGATAATCCAATGTGTGGAAGAATGTGGATATATTCATTAGAACTAAAAACATCTAAACTACATGACAAATCACTGCCTATACCAAAAGGTTGGTGTGTCGGAAGACATACATCTGAATGGTTTAAGAAACATGAAGAAATGGCAATGAAAGACGCAATGAAAAAACAGGCACAATTGGATAGACTTCACTTATTGAATGAAATGTTTCTTGAGTTTAAGAAGAACGAATTTGATGGTGTGGTAAGGAAGTTTGGTTATAACCACACAAGAAATGCTTTAATAATGATGTTCAAGAAATACATTCCTGAGTATGTTCCGCAGGAATGCAATAGATGGAAAAATCGGAACAAGTAAAACAATTTCAATGGGTCCGTGGCTCGAGTGTGATAAAGGCAACCGGTTTGCATCCGGTACAAATAGTGGGTTTAACTCCCATCGGATCCACCAATTTTAGAACCTGTAGCTCAGAGACTTAGAGCAATGGGGACAACGCGCTTAAGTCGTCCTATGTCGGAGGTTAAAGCCCTTCCAGGTTCACCAATTTCAATGCTGGGTTGGCAGAGAAGTTATGCACCTTACTTGTAATAAGGATCACGTCGTTGCGAGTACGGCACCCAGCTCCATTTTCATGCTGGAATGGCTGAGAAGTAAAGCGCCGTCCTCGTAAGACGGATTACATTGCTGCGAGTGCAATTTCCAGCTCCAATTTCAATGCTGGTATGACTGAGAAGTTAGGTACTCCCATGGTAAGGGAGACTACGAAGTTGCGATTACTTCTGCCAGCTCCAATCTGAAAATCAGACCATAGGCGGACACCTATGGTCTTTTTTGTTTTACACATACTCCTTTTTGTTGTATAATTCCAATATGACGAACAAGGAACTAATCAACAAGCTGTCTGAATTTCCAGATGATTCCCCAATCAACTTCTGCGTGTTCTCGAACTTGACTCCTCGGAGATGCGACATTCTGGACAAACACATCATGATTCGGCAATCTCCCCATACAGGTCTTTTGTACATCATGCTTGACCTTGAGGAATATTGGGAAAGGGACATAATTGAATCTGCTCGTTTACATCAGAAACCAGATGTTGTATAATGTACTGTTATGGAAGAACGCGACATGAAGAAAAACAAAGACGTTGATCAAGACACTCTTGAAGCCGAGAAATTCTGCGACGAGTGCATTGAGGCATTTGGAAAACTGAAATCAGAAAAAGGAGTTGGGCTTTTCATCCAGTTCGTCTCTGTTCAGTACGCCATGTTGAAGAGGATTGAGTCAAGGCTTGCTGTGATTGAGAAAAGCCTTGCTGAATCCAGAAAGGAGACTGAGAAATGAACTTGAGATTCTTGTACAAGAGCCTCGTGCAGTTGTGCATTGGGATTGCCATTGGATTTATTGGAATGGCAGTATGGAAAGGGAACTGGAATGCTTTGCCTGGTTGCGTTGCAGGTCTGTTCTGGGCAATCGGATGGCGGATGGAGATTTCGGAATCGGAGCTTCAGAGAAGGGAAGCCCATTACTGGAAGAACATGTGGATGAACGACAGAAACATTGACCTTGACGATGGGTTTGGAAAGACAAAACACCGTTATGTCACCCAGGAGGAGATTGACGCGAAGAAAAAGCGCATAATGGAATTTGACTTCACTGAATCCAAGGAACAGAAGGGAGAATTGGAATGAGTCCGATTGACATTGCAATAATATGTGTCTACGTTTGTGGAATAATCATTGGCGCGATTGGTTTTGGGATTTGGCAGTACGATGGCGAGTTATCGTGGTGGGAAGACGTCGTTCCCTTCTCGTTTCTCATTCTGCTCTGGCCGATTATTCTTGCCTTTGCACTTGCCGTTGGAGCGGCTTTTCTGTGTCTTTCAGCGATTACGTTTCCCATGAGGTTCTTGATGAACGTTGGAAAGAAGATTCGGGTCAAGGTCAGTGATTGGCGGTTGGAACGTAAACGTAAGAAACGCGAGGAAGAAGAGCAGAAGGAAAAAGACATCCAAGACAAGGTGAAGAAGATGCAGAAAGCCATGAAGAATGGAAGGAACAGGAAATGACAATAGTTGAAATACCCATTTGGGAATTGGTCTGCTCCATAATCTGGGCAATTGGAGTCATAATTTTCCCCATCATCGTGGGAATTTTCTGGGAAGAGGACATTGAGGGTCCCGAGAAGATTGCTGTGTTTCTCCTTGCAATCTTCTGGCCATTTCCAGTTGCGTTGTTTGCGCTTTCGGTGGTTGCGTGGATGGTGTGCTTGATTTCGGGCTTCATCATTGGTCTGCCAATCAAGCTGGGAAGACGCATAAGAAAAAGGTTCATCAAGGAAAAACCAAAGAAGCCAGGAGAGTTCGATTATGTCTGCGATTGAACCAAAAGAGTATCTGGTGAGTTACATCGATCTTTCCGGCAATCAAAGAGATACAATCGTTGTTGCGGAATCAAAGGTGGACGCTAGGCGGACTGTACAGATTAACGAGGGCATTGACGTTGAGTTCGTCACGATAATTGAGGTTGATTCATTGCGAGGAAAGGTTGAAGCAGATGGAAAATAACGGAACTGACGAGAAGAAAAAGCCATATGGCATTGTCCACGCGGACTGTCTTGAAGCCATGAGGAAAATGCCAGACAATTGCATTGACGCTGTTGTGACTGACCCTCCCTATGGACTGAGTTTCATGGGGAAGAACTGGGATCATGGCGTTCCTGGGTTTGAGTTCTGGAAAGAGGCTCTTAGGATTGCGAAGCCTGGGGCGCATCTGCTTTCATTTGGTGGAACACGTACTTTTCATAGAATAGCCTGCGCCATTGAGGATGCTGGTTGGGAGATACGTGACACAATCATGTGGGTTTACGGCTCGGGATTCCCGAAGTCCATGGACATCTCAAAGGCGATTGACAAGAAACTGGGGGTTGAACGCACTGAGGTTGTTGGCACAAGGCACAGGAACGTGAAGCCCTTTGACGATGGGAATGGATGGAACTCAAACAACACCACTGGTGACTATCAGTACATGGCTCCTGCTTCCGACGAGGCGAAGAAGTGGAGTGGATGGGGAACATGCCTGAAACCAGCATATGAACCTGTGATAATGGCGAGAAAGCCATTGGAGGGTACAGTAGTTGACACGGTTATGAAGTATGGAACTGGTGGAATCAACATTGACGAGTGCCGTGTTCCAACAGAAGACAACCTCAATGGTGGCGCGTACTGCAAAGATGGACATAGGGAAAAGGGTCTGTATGGTCAAGACCGTGACGCAAAGGGTTCTGGAATGTTCGCTGAGGGAAAGACCTGCGACACCGAGTTCAAGCAGCCATCTGGTCGTTTCCCTGCGAACATCATACATGATGGTTCCGACGAGGTTGTTGAACTGTTCCCAAACAACGTGAAAGGTGGGACGTGGAACAACACGAAGGGAGCAAGGCATTTTGAGAACAACGGAAAGCCAACCGAATACACCAACAAGGGGTCTGACAACTCAGTTGGTTCAGCCGCGAGGTTCTTCTACTGCGCAAAGGCAAGCAAGAGCGAGAAGGGCAAGGACAATCCCCATCCAACCGTGAAGCCACTTGAACTGATGAAGTACCTGATAAGGATGGTTACTCCCAAAGGCGCGTTGGTTCTTGACCCGTTCATGGGTTCTGGTTCAACAGGTGTTGCGGCAATTCAGATTGGTCGCAGGTTCATTGGAATTGAAAAGGAAGAGGAATACTTCAACTACGCGAAGAAGCGCATTGAGGATGCTTTACCAAAGAGTGAGAATGTTGTATAATGTGATACACGAAAGGAAAAAGCATCATGTCTGAAACGAAAGAAGTTGGTTGGTTTAAGAGAGGAATGTGGCGCGTCATCGCGTTCTGGAACTCTGGATGGATTGGGATTGTTGGCTCGTTCTTCATCGGAAGTTGCGAATTTGCGGCATGCCATTGGATTTCTGGCATTGGTTGGATGTTCGCTGGAATATGGATGTGGGGGTACACTGGAGAGAAGCACTTCTACGAAGAGCTGTATGGGCTTTACCGCAAGCACCTTGACCTATGCGAAAAGCGCGACACGCTGCTTGAGGTGACGTTGGAGAAGTTGCGCAAGTACGAACCAGAAGACGAATCCAATGCCGAAGCCAATCCCAACATGGACAACATTGAAAGGAAGCAGTAAGATATGTGCGCACCAGCTTGTCAGAAACAATCTGCACACGATACATTGAATCTTGTCAGGCATTATTTGGAATATGCCCTTGGATATGCGAAGGAAATGGACAAGAACGAAAGCGTGTGGCATCCAAATGCCGTTCCTGGAGTGAACGTGTCCTTGTCAAATGAAACCATGAGGTTGATTGGAAATGCCATGCGCGAGCTTGAACGATTGGACGAACTGGTTGCGGAGAAAAACGAGAAACCGAAGTCCGGCCTTGATTCGTCCATCATCAACATGAAAAACATGGACATTGACCACATCCTCAAGATTGGACGTGATTTTCAGAACACGGACACATGGCATGGTGCGCATTACGATACTGTGAAGCTGCTTTGCGACACCATTGAGTATCTGAGGAAGCCAGGAACCAGAAACTGCGATGTGTACAGGACAGTCAAGGAAGCTGAGGTTGCCTGCCATAAGGATAGGGGATATTGTTCGTCTGCAATAAATGAACGGATATCCACCATCAGGTTCATGTTGCAGGATGTGAAGGAAAATGCCTTCAACAAGTCATCAAGCGAAGGAAAAGAGGACAATGGTTGAATGGAGGCAACGCAAGAAAGATGGAACTACCTGAACTCAACTCGGCCATGTTCAACAGGGAGACCCATGTCAACGAATATGGGAGTCTGCTTGGGATGGTTGATGGGGAAAAGTCCCTTGACAACGCATTGAGGGAACATGCAATTGGTTGGTGTTCGGGAGAGAGGTTGTGCTTCAGGCCGATTGACGAAACGGTTGTTGGCTTGATGTGCGAGGACAAGGACAATTTCAACAAGTTCTGGTTCCATTTGACGAAAAAGAAGTTCGATGAAGTGTTTTACGGAAAGGAAACTGAAACATGATGACGATTGAGGACATGAAAGCGCTGTCGGCAAGGCTATATGCCGAGGCTTTGAGGTATTCCACCATAAGCCAGATATACAAGGACTTGATGGATGCAAGCAGCATAATCGACCACTATGTTAAACTGGTTGAGAGCAAGAGCATTTAATGGATAACGAACCAATGACAACAAATGACGATATTTCAAGACGGACGAAAGTGTTTCGGTTCTGGGCGTTGGCGTGGTTCGCCCTCGGACTTGGAATGGCTTTGTCCATTTCAGTTGCCCCATTGATGGTGACGTTCGCAATAGGGCATTTCGCCTTGCTGCCAATAGTGCTATACTATGCAATCAAGTTGTCAAACGAAATCTGGAAGGGAAACGGAGAAGAGAAGAAATGATGGCATTGACGATAATTCTGGGTTATGCCCTCATGATCTGGATAATGTCTCTGATTATTGGGATATGGAGCTTGGACGACAAAATGGACGAGTTCGAGTGGTGTATGGCAGCTTTGTGGCCGTTGGGGCTTCTGGTTCTTCTTCCTATTGGACTGGGGCAACTGTTGGAATGGATGTGGTACAATATTCCATGTATGTTCAGGGAGAAAATTGCATCTGTTGCCAAGGCGTTGTGTGTCGTGTTCAATCCATTCAAGATTGGGACCATGATACGAGGATGGATTCAGCGGAAGAAGGACGAGAAGATCCTGAAAAAAGAAGGAGAAGGAGAAGAAGAGTAATGGATGGCGAAATCATGTTGAAGCCATGTCCATTTTGTGGTGGAGATGCAGAGATAAGGAAATCCCATGCATATGGAGATTGGGAAGTGACGATATGTTGCGCGGAAGAGAACAGATGCTATATCCACCCAGAAACTGACAGATATCCGGACGAGACATACGAACTTGCGTTGAAAGGTGCGGCAGAAGAATGGAACACGAGGGCTTGAAATGGAAAACGAAAAATACGAGAAGTTCGTGGTAATGTACATCAAGGGTGAAGCCGCCAAATCAATGCCCTGGACAGGACTTGAGCAGACAATGCAGTTTGTCCATGACAAGCTGGAAGAGGGCTATACGGTACAAGTCAAGCCTTTTACAAGGGAAGAGTGGGCGAACAAGGTATAATTGAATCATGAAAATCCTGAAAAAGAAATTGACGAATGTCATTGTGGCAGTTGTTGTGTCATTGACCATGACTGGATGCTTGTCTTGTGCATACCATTTTGGTGGCGAGAACGATTATCCATACAACGCAACTTCAGATTGTTGCGTGAATTGCCTTGGCGTGTGGGGACATGAGCCGAAGACGGATGTTGAGAACGCCATGGATGCTTACACCAAACTGGTGTACCCATTCTGGATTGTGGATTTTCCATTGGAGGTTGTTTTTGACACCGCGTTTCTGCCATTTGACGCAATCATCTTGTGTTGCGAGGACGAGAAGGAAAGTGAGAAGAAGAAGAAATGAGCGACGAAGGATGTTTCTTTGGTGGATTCGCAGTTGGAGCAGTTTCAGTCCTGGTTCTGGTGCTTGTCATTTTGACTTGCCGAGAAGCAGGAAGGAACAGGGATTCCGAGATTCTTAGGATTGAGTACAAGAACATCAACAATGGGGCAAGCAGGGAAATGATTGAGGACATGGTGAAGACGCAATTCCCTTCAAGCAAATGGGAGAACGTTGAATACGATTGCACAAAGAACAGAGTTGAAGTTAAGTTCTCAAATCCTTGAAAAACAAAAGGTTGGTTCTTGATTGACAAGACCAACCTTTGTTGTTTTATGTGAAGTTCTTGTTTTAGGCAACATGGATGATGCTTTCGTCTTCAATGCCCCAAGGATAATGCTAATCTCCTTCATCATCTATAATCTCCGGAAGCTGTTGAAGTGTCCTTCCTTGAAATATTAGGCTCGTAAGCCCGCTGCAGCCGGAGAACGCATAAGGCCCGATGCTCGTCACGCTGTCGGGTATCGTCACGTTCGTCAGGCCGCTGCAGCCAAAGAAAGCACGCCGCCCAATGTTCGTAACACTTGATGGAATCGTAATACTATTTATCCAAGTGCAATAAATAAAGGCATGATGACCAATACTTGTCAATTTTGTTCCAATCTCAATTTTTCTAGCGTTACTTAACATTGGTATTGCGTCTGTAAAAGTATAATCTTCATCTTCATCACTCCAACTTCCACTAATCTCACCAGATATATCATAATCAGTGTAAGTTGAATCATTATCCCCATAATACCAAACTCTAGTGGCTTCTCTTTCCACATAACTACCTTCACTTCCCCCAGTTGTTATCGTGATGTTTCCCCCAACGAGGTTTGTAACATTCAGTTCAATCATTGTTCAGACCCCCATTAGATGCTTCTCAGGAACCTGTCAACTGCTCCCTTCATCTTCATGAACCTCTCGGCAGAATCGTTTGGCAAAACCTTCAAGTCCTTCTTGAACCTGTCAACAACCCTGGATTCAACAACAAGCCTATTCGAGTCAACAAGATACTCAATGCTTTCCAAGATGCCATTCACTGTCTTTGACTCCTGCTTTGCATCGCAGAAACGGCCAATTGAAGGATCGGTGACAAGGTCCACTGTTATCAGCTAGAATTCACCAACATAGGTGTTTCCTTCATCGTCCTCTTCTGGATTGCCAAGACCTCTTGTGGAGAAGCCCATCTTCGTTCCATACTGAAGCATTGAGCCAACTATCGTTCCACAAGGTGTTCCAGGGATGCCCATCTTTGGATCTCCCTGCATGATGATTGCCTCTCCAAGAAAGGTCTTCTCGTCATGTGGATCCTGATAGAACTTCGTTATTCTTGCGCACACTCTGTCAGGGTTGATGTTGATGTCGTCTGGGTGTTCAAGTTCTGACAAGGCTCTGTGGTTGTTAATTACCTCTTGGAACTTCCTGCATTCCTCAACCATTTCCTCAAGATGATACATCCTCTGATTGTTGTTCAGGGTCTCGACCACCGCGAATGGGCCAGCCAGCTTCAATATGGTTGAGCCGTCCTTGCCAGACTCCTTCACCAGATCGTAATCGTGCAGGTCGGATTCAGTTATGAGCCGTTTTGAAATCAGTTTTGCCATGATATATACCTTCTTTGATTTGTTTCATCTAGGATATATTTACCAAATTTAAGATAGAAACAATTCAGTAGTGAGATTGTCTATCTCTTTCTTGCGTAGTATGATTACATTGTTGGCAATCATGCACTGGTGCTTGGTTTCTTCCTTGCCACATTGCCACTCATAACGTTCATCTGACTATTCCGGATAACGATAGGGACAATACATCTCTTCTTTGTCAGTTAATTCGTTGAATCTAAAGAAATGATCGCCTTTCACTTCAATTATTCTATTTCCAACTTTGAAGTCTGGGTGATATGTATGTTTCTTGTTAAAATACTCATATGGAAAAGAGATTGTTGGCTGATATTCAAATTGGATGCCATTCTTGGTCAAAAAGTCATATACTTTGAATTCCCATGATGTGGCGAATTCCATATCAGGATACTTTGGATTTGTATAATGCTTATGGCAAGTCTTGTGAAATTCTGATGATTGAGCATAATGTTCAACCCCGTAACGTTCGAGCATTGTTTGTGTTATTTTTTCTATTATTTTCTTGGATTTCCATGGATTATCAACACCAAATCTTGAAATGTTAGTTTGTTTTAATTTAAGTTTAACTTCCTCTGAGAGCATTGGATGAGGAACACCGATATTTTTCATCATCGTCGATATAGCTTTAGTACGGATTTGTTTTGACCCAAATCCCATTCCCCCATTATTCATTATAATGGTGCTTTTTATTTTATCCATTATTTCTTTAGATTGCATAGGATGAAATACACCATGATGTTCAAATGTTGTCTGTGCAACTTTTTGTTTAATATTATCTAATTTCATTGGATTATCGACACCAAGTTTTTCTAGGCAATTTTGCCTATAAATTTGTTTTACTTCTTCTGATTGCATTGGGTGGTCGCACCCCCACTTTTTTCTACAAGTTTCTAGTGTCTTCAATTTACATTCCTCAGATTGAAGATTGCATTTACATCCATAGTTATCTATATTTGTCTGTTCTCTTTTTGCTTTAACATTAGGATCATCATCGGCGCATTTCTTACAACAATGTGCCTTGAATTTGTTTTCACCTTGCTTCCATGGAACTTTGTTTGTACATTTTGGATGAGCGCATTCCGGTTGAGATTGCAAGTTATTGTTGATGCAATATAATCGTGCTTTTATTGGAACAAATTTTTTACCATAATATTCATCTAAGAACCTCGTTCTAAATATCAATTCATCTAATACAAGGGGATAATGATTAGATAAATATTTCGTTAATCTACTTGGATAAACTTTTATGTTTGATACTATTGAACTCAACTCCAAATTGGAAATTTGTTTCAATTCTTCTTTTGAATAATGTATAATTTCTTTAGTCATTTGAGATACCTCGAATATCTTGAATGATTTGTGGATGGGTTTAGCCGAACTCATCCACTTTCTATTTACAATTATACGAAATAAATGGTAAATAGAAACACTACAGAGGTAATTATTCATGCAAATTCGTTGTTGGAACAGTGAATTAAGAATAGCAAATATACTTTTTGCTGGATTGTTTAGAAATTTTGTCATCACTCGATCTCAAGACTCTGAAAACAAAACCGCTTCTAAAATTCCGGTTCCTGTTGTGATTGCTGACCGCTCTCGCATATTCAAGAACCTTGAGAAGCCTGGTCTGACCTTGCCATTGATAACCGTGCAAAGAACAGGATTGTCGATAGCGACTTCAAGGATAACGAACCTCCACAACGAAATCAAGAACCAGGAGATGGAGGGACGAATCAACTACAACCTCTACACTCCATGTCCAATAGATCTCCAGTACAAGGTTGTTCTTGTTTCAAGATGGCTTTCTGACATTGACATGATGTTGGGACAGATATTGCCATTTTTCAACACGGATGTTTTCGTCAGCCACAGGCACAGCAAGTACAGCAACGTGAAGTATTCGTCATAGGTTGTGATGTCTCCAGACATAAGCATAGAGTCCTCGCCTGACATTTCCAAGGATCAAGATGAAATCCACACGGCCGAGATGACATTCACCTACAAGACGCACATATTTGGTGGAACAGAACAGGCTGAACTTACATCAATCAATCCATATATCGCCCCAATCACCAAGATTTCCGCTGAAGTCCATTCTGTCCCCTATCTCGAACCTGATGAAGGAAACATATCCTCCAACACCACCGGAAAACTTGGTGGTTCTCCATCCGAGATTGACCAGCACCAGATGTCAATAGAGAACTACTTGAACAAGCTGGACGATGGGCAGATTCCATACCCAGAGTACGAGATGATTGACTGGATTCTGGACTACCAGAGGAACCCAGAGACAGGTGAACTTGAACCAGTCACAGACCCCAACAAGCCATTTGGATACGTTCCAGAGGCTGGCGATGGACTTACATATGTCAATCCAAGGCATCGTCTGTACGATCAAGAGGTTGAGATAACCCCAGACCACATGAAGGACTTGATTCAGAGTCAGAACTACGTCAACCAATGGGGTCTGCCGTATCAGCCACTAGAGACTCGGCCTTGGAACGATGTTGGGATAATAAGCGAGACAACGGAAGAAGATCTCCAGAAGGAGAACCCAATGGGAACTGACGACTACACTCCATACTGATATAATTGAACCATGGAGTCATAACAAGTTATGGAAAAGCCACATATATTCTACACGATTTACAAGATTGAAAACGATGTTGACGTCGATGGTCTGCATCTTCTTGCTGGATATTACAAGTATTCCTACGATTTGACGGGGATTGAACTTCCAACCCCATGTCAGTTCTCTCCTGACAGATACAATTGGTCCGAATGTGAGTTGTTCAATGGACTTGGAGAGTTCCAGGAGTTCTTTGATGACAAGGTTGAACCAGAGCCAATGAAGATAGAGCATGAGGAGTACATTGAGACAATCCACTACAAGGGGGTTTCGGTTCCAATTTTCTGCGATGACTACGGACAGTGCTTCTATTGCATATACGACAACAAGGTTCTGGGATTTGGCAGCTTCCAGACGGAGTACGAGGATGAAGTCAAGGCGATTATTGATGACATGGACTTGAAGAAGAAGAAGAAAAAGAAAAAGAAAATGGGAGGGGTGGAAAAATGACAGAGGAACGAAAAAAGGAGATAATGGAATCCCTGGATTCAGGAATACAATTCTTGTCTCCAAACGAACCTCTTGTCGAAGAGGGGGTGAAGAGGATAATCGGTTGGATTGAGGACAGGACGAACGAGCTGAAGGAAGAGATTGGGGTTGACATTGGACAGAGCATTTCTCTGTGGGACTAGAATTTGCAGTACCAGAAGGGGGATATTGTTCTGTACTTCAAGCAAGAGCAGAAGCAAGTTTCTCCAGACGTTGGGTTGAGGGAATTTGCGTTCATATTGGTTTCTATCAACAACAACAACACCTCCACTCCAATGTACGTCATGGTTGATGGCATTCCTGACTTCACCAAGACTGGTTGGAAGTTGCTCAATCCAATGTCGTACCTGCTCCAAGATCTTGTTGGAATGGAGAAAGTTGTCAAGGAGGTGTTCCAGAACATCCTTTCAAGGCACATGGTTGACGAGCATGGCTCGACTGGAATCCAAGACGTGAAGAACAACCTTTTGAGGAAAGACTACAGCAATCTTTCCACGGGATGGCTTCTCGGGAACAAGACAATAGACATCGTTGACAAAAATGGAACAAGAATGAAATCAAACGGCCTGATGGAGATTTCTCTGGAATACTCGTTCGATGTCCAAGCGAATCCAGAACACTTCAAGATACAAGACAGCAGGTATTTTTACCAGAAATCTCCAATATGGGACGAGTCGGATCATACAATCTTCGCCAGCAAGTACATGGAGGACGATTTGTTCTCGGTTGTTCTCAAGAATGGCATGTCTTTCGCCAACCTGAGATATGGAACCAACATTTTCCACAAAAGGATTGACCTTCAGACGCAATTTGCCAACGATGAGTACATGGTGTTCTTCGATACCTACGGAAATGGGGAATTCGTGTTTGGATACGACAAGGCAGACATACAGTCAAAGGAAGAGCCAACATATGATGCCATAGTGTCCATGCCAATGGTTCTGAACAAGTCGAAAAGTGGCTTCGATATAGTCCTTCCAATCCACACATGCTTCAACTCCATGCAGAAGTACCAGATAGGCGTTCCTTGGAAAAACAAGTTCAGACTGCAATTGGTTGGCATGTTCAAGTGACGTTTTTTTGTAAATACATACGCATACATTGAAGAGGTTATACATCATGAGCGTAGACTACCATAGGCATTGTCAAGCGACTGTTCTTGGAGCGACTGGAGATCCATTCGAGGCCGGTAAAACTTGGTGGAAGATCAGACAACTGACGGATTAGTTGACTCAACTTGACGAAAATTGGTTAAGCAACTTCAAGAACAATGTTGATGTCACTGAAGATCTGGCTGGAATACTTAGACTGATTGATAACGTTGCTGGGAAGGTAAACGCGATTGGAAACGTCAAATACACCTTGGTATTCAGGAACAACCATGACGTGGAACTTGCCCGAGGGGAATTGGTCAAGAATGGAGAGACCGTCTACAAGCTTGGAAGAGACATAACGTTGAGGGTTGGTGGCAAAAACTACACGTTCAACACCATGAAAAAGGGGAATGACGAGCCCGAGATCATGGATATTTCCATTCCAACCCAATCTACGTCTGGAGACTTGATAAGCATTACATCATCGGGCAGAGTGGACGTAAGGAACAACATATCAACTGGATACTCAGGTGTTGTTGGGATAACATCTGGAAACCAACAAACTAGAATGTTGAAGGAATGTCCAATATCTGTGGAGAACATAGATCCAACTGGTGATGTGATTGCATATCTTCATGTTGGCGATTAGACATTGGAAATAAGGGCGAACATATAGCAATCACCAGAGCAAGAGCCAAGATATGTCATAACAGAGGACAGGGTGTATGACATCGTATTGAGTGGTGGGGAAAACGATGGGGAACCACTTGATTACACTGACGAGACAAGATATGTGGTTACTGAAAACGGACATGAATATGACATCGGAGTAAGTGGATATGGAGATTCCGTTTTACTCAACTATAACGAAGGCTAAACCAATTTAACGGAGAACAAAAAGATGAATCCAAGGAAAATAGAACAGCTTGATCCAGCAACAAACCTTCAAGACAACGACCTGATGTTTGCGTCTGTTCTTGGAGCAGATGATACATATGTATCCAAGAAGGTTACGCTTGAAGATATAGCCAATTATGTGAGAAACGGCATGGAACCCGTTCCTGATGGAAGTGGAAGTGAAAGTAGATTTGGTGGATATGAAACCTATGATACTTCCGAATCGGGCGATGGAATCTATACCACGTCAGCGGAAGTGCAGGAATATTGCGATAACCCATCAAAAAACTATTTGTGGGATTTGCTTGTTGGTAGAGGTTCGTGGAACGCAACAATCAATCCTGTTGTTACTGGGTTTGAAAAAACCTTTCACAAGGATTGTGCTATTTACATATGGAATCTAAATTCTGATCCAGAGGGAACTCCAATAATAACCATAAACAAGAAAACCATATCAACTAAATCAATTGCCGGTATATTAGAGAGGTATGCTAGGTTCTATGTTAAATCTGGTCAGACATTGAAAATAGATTTCAGTCAATATGGCAATATATCAGTTCCAGATACATGTTGTGCTTTCGTCACGATAATTCCGCTGCGTTCTGGTGGAATATTCTTTGACACGAATAATAACACGGGGTGGCAGAGTGGATAGGCATCCAGTATGAGTGGAGATTTTGTTTTCAAGAACACAGAACAATGTAAAGTGTTATTCACTACATATGGGATACCGTATTTTAATTCTCCAAGAGTTCCCTCACCTAATGCTACATCAAATCAGCCACATACACCCAAATTAAACGAGAAATATACACATTTGCTAGACGATGGACAAGGTGCAAATATTAGATGGATAATTCTTAATCCAGGAGATGAATTTGCGCCATTGAGTGGTGCTTTAGGTGGTGGTGGTTTTTGGTGGAATTCCTATCCACTCAGCGAAAGCGACAGTTCAGGAACATCAACATGCAATTGTGTAGGAGGAGCTGTCATATACGATGTTGATGATGAGAACTATATTTGGGAGCAAAACATAAGCGAAACCGGTTTCGATAGAACATTCACCAAGAATACCAGGATGACAATCACCAACGTCACAAAAGTATAGCATTTTTATATAGATGAAAAAGAAATAACAATCCGAGATTTCATATATTTGACCGCTTATGGTCTTCCCAGTTATTCAGTCATGATAGACATTAAGGCCGGACAAAGAGTAAGAATCTAGGCTCCAGCCGATGTATGTTAGATATATTGCTTCCCTCTTTCGCATGGTGGCGTGTTCATAGATACTTCTAAATCGGATTTGTTTGAGAATCAGGGCGAATACATTCCATAGGGTGGTGATAGTAACTGGTGGACTAAACAGGTTGATGATTTCACCATGTTGAATATGACTTTTTCAAGCCATTGGGTAATGGGTGATAACAACAGCAGTGGCGTTCACATAAATGGAAAACGTATATTTGTTTCTGATGGACTAGCCGGCGGCGGGGTGAATTGGCCCAATCGTAGAATTTATCTAAAACCCGGAGACGAAATAAAGGTTTATACTTCTACCACATTGAAATATTCATCATATCCAATCCTCATGGATTCTTCCTCATCTGAATCAGAGCCAAATGTTATTTAGTTGTGGGAAAATGGTCCGCTGTGGGCAACCAAGAACATTGGAGCAAAGAGAGACATAGACTTCGGAGAGTATTTCCAATATGGCAGCTTGAATGGGTATAGATATGAGAACAATGTGTTTGTTGGAAATGATAACGACAACTTTGAGTTCAATACTAATAATTCTTTAGTCTATGGGAAAAGCAGAGAACAGTTGCTTTAGGATGGCATAATTACTGAAGACAATGTTCTTACGTCCAATTATGATGCTGCCACTCAAAAATTTGGTTCAGAATGGAGAATTCCATCTTATAATGATTGGATTGCCTTGAATAGTTATTGTGACATGCAGTGGACCAGAAAAAATGGAGTAGAAGGAGTAATGATTACTGGAAGAAACGCTTATGCTGATAAATCAATATTCCTCCCAAATTCTGGACATGCGTAGAGTGATAGGCCTGTTGACCAAATCAGATATTCAAGCACCAAGATATCTTACGGACCAACAACTACATAGGCTGGTATTCGTGAATGCGCATACTTCACCAACAGTGGTCAATCGGAATAGGTTCTTGTAGATGTTATATGTGCTGTTTAGGATGGTTTGCCAATCCGTCCAATAAAGGTTGTTTCTTGATGATGGAGGACTTGAACAATGAAAGAAGGAAAATCCATAACGCAATTTCCAAGACAGGAATTATTGACAGGCGATGAACGGCTCCTTGTCAACCAGATATAGAGCAATGGAGGCTATATCTCAAGGTACATGACACTGGATGCCTTGAAAGACTACATACTTGGAACAACAGGAAAATTCAACCAACGAGGA